AAGGGGACGTCCTGATGATTAACTTTGATTATATCGGCGATAACAATCGCATTCCGCTGGTACAGATTGAAATCAATAATTCAATGGCCGTGACCGGCACTCCACCACAGCGTCAGGCGGTACTGTTGTTTGGTCAGGCTGCAATGAAAGACACTACCATTCAGGGGCGCGGTCAGCTTGATGTACCAGTACGTATTACCCGAGCTTCACAAGCAAGAGAACTCTGGGGGCGAGGTTCCATGATTGCACTGATGGTAGAGGAATTTATCGCCATTAACCCTGACACAGAGTTATATGCCATTGCACAGGGGGCTGGAACAGGTCAGTCCAGGGCATGCGTGATGAATATCATTGGAACAGCATTGGCAGACGGGGTGTTAAGTGTTTACATCGGCGGTCGCCGTTACCTCCTGCCCGTCAGTAAGGGGAAAAAAGGTAAAGAGCTTGTGGAAGAGCTGGCTAAGGTCATTAACGCTGACACTGATGCGCCATTCACTGCTATCGCAGCTGAAGTCAGTGGTGATAATGCTGAAGGACTTAAAGGCAGCATGGGGGTTAACGCCCGCTTTATCGGTGAATGCTCAGCTCATGATTTACGGGTGAACTATTATGACGGTGAAACTACACCGGCCGGTCTTACGCTGGAGCTCGTCGCGCCAACACAGAAGGCAACAAACCCCGATATCACCCGTAGCGTCTCAGGGATGGGGAATCGTCAGTACAACTACATCGTCATGCCCTATAAGGATGCGGCAAATCTCAAAATTCTGGCGGATGAACTGCTGAAACGCTGGGGACCGGTAAAAATGTCGGACGGTATGGTCTGGATGGCGCATACCGGCACCTTCGGTACGGCAACCAGTTTTGGTGAATCCCGTAATGACTTCCTGTTTACCTGCACTTCTATTCCTAAAGCACCAGAGCCGGATTATGTCTGGGCTGCCTCCATTTGTGCGGTCTGTGCGCCCTCCCTGTCAACGGATCCGGCCCGACCATTACAGACACTGGCGCTGCCTGCCCGTATGGCACCTGAAGCACCGGATCGTCTGACGCGGGAAGAGCGAAACAGCCTGCTTTATACCGGCATGTCCACGGTGACCGTCGCGGCCGCGGATGTGGTGCAGATTGAACGTCAGGTGACGATGTACCGTCAGAATGCATACGGCGAAATCGATCCCAGCTATCTGGATGTGGAAACCATCTACACCCTGTCATATCTGCGTTATTCCCTGCGCACCTTTATCACGCAGCGTTTTCCGCGCCATAAACTGGCTGATGACGGGACGCCCGTTCGTGCCGGTCAGAATATCGTGACACCGGAGATCATGAAACTTCAGTTAATTTCGCTGGGGGAAGAATGGGTGGATCTGGGACTGGTCGAAAATCTGGACACCTTTAAAAAGAATCTGCTCGTGGAGCGCAACACAAAAGACCGTAACCGTCTGGATGTGATGTGTACACCGGATCTGGTTAACCAGTTCCGCTTCATGGCCGCGCAGATCCGTTTCATTTTGTGAGGTAAGGCATGAGCGGAAAACAGTATCAGGGCACGGCCACCATCCGTGTGAACGGGCAGGAGTACGACACCCTTGAGGGGGCCACGTTCTCCCCGTCCGGCTTTGAGCGTGAAGTGGTGAAAGGCGCGAAAGTTTACGGCTATCGCGAGAAACCCCGTGAGGCGACGCTGGACTGTAAATTCCCGGCGGGCGGAGAAGGTTCACCGGCTGCCGATGAAATCAACACCTGGACTGCGGTCACGATTGAGTTCGTGGCCGATACCGGTGAAGTCCACATGATGACGAAGGCCTGGAGCAGTGAACCGGCCTCGCTTGACGGTGGTGGTGATATCTCCGCGAAGTTCGCCAGCGCCACCAGTACCCGTGTCCAGTAATCAGGAAAAATGCAATGACCACACGTAAGAAAAAAACGGCGGTTTCTGACGAGGCCGTGATGGAGGCTATCCGGGATGCACTTGAAGACGGCGATCCCCGCACCGCCGGGCTGGCTGAACAGCTGGCGAACGGCTATGTGGATCTGCTCGACGGTCTGCCGTTCGGGGAATCCCGTGAATACCGCGTCACCTTCCGCGAACTGACGGCGAAAGACAGCATTGACGCGGAAACCGAGGCCGAGCGTCTTATGGAAACCCGAAATGGCGGCCCGGTTCTGATAGCCTCGCCGGCACTGCGCGGCATTGCACTGCTGCGCCGTCAGATTGCCGCTGTTGGCCAGATTGAGGGGCCATTGTCTCCGCGTCAGATCGGACAGCTCAGCGAGCGCGATCTCTCCCGTCTGATGGCGGCAGTAAGCCTGCTTGATTCCGCGATGGCCGGAAAGCTGGTCGCTGAACGGGGGCGACCAGATGCAGTGCCGGGATCAGATTGAAGAAGCCGCAATTGTGCTGGGGATGGTGACAAAAAGCGGCCCGGAGTGGGCGCTTAACCTCCCCTTATCGCAGCTTTACCGGCACTGCCGACAGACCGAAAAAATTCTCAGAACGAAGCAGTAACCCATGGCAAAAAACCTGAAAGCCTCCCTGATTGTCGATTTACTCGGCAATATTTCTGCCAAATCCCGCCAGTGGTCACAGGAGCTGGGGGCGTTCTCCCGTTCCGGCAGGACAGGCCTGGGTGGTCTTGGAAATGCAGCACGCCGGGCCGGTCAGGAAACAGAACTTGTCGGCTCCCGTATGCAGCGAACGCTTGCCGGTGTTCGTGGCAGCATCCGCACGGTAACGTCAGATTTTGACCGCCTGCAGGGCAGCATTACCGGCACCATCGGGCGGATAAGCAACCTTTACGGGATGCTGGCGGGAGGGGCTGCGGTCTACGGGTTTAATAAAGCCTTTATCCGCCCGGCCGCAGAGATGGAGAACTATATTCTGCGTCTCAACGCCATTAATCATGGCGATACGGCAAAAATGGAAGCAGTGAAAGCCTGGGCAGTACAGAACGCCAAAGACACCACCTGGGGGCTGGCGGGGGTTATGCAGGAATACGCCTCCAGTCGCGGGTTTGGCATGAGTGACAGGGAAGCCCGTCGCTTTATTACCATGCTTCAGGATCAGGGCGGCTATCACGGCTGGTCACTGTCAGATGCACAGGGTGCGTCCCTGCAACTCAAACAGATGTTTGCCCGCCAGAGTATCCAGGCAGCGGACGCCAATATTCTGACCGGATACGGGATTAACGTTTACCAGTTACTGGCCGATAAGCTGGGCGTAAACCAGAAGATCATCCGTGAGAAAGGCGAAAAAGGAAAACTGGGGCCGGACAGCATTCGCCTGTTATTTCAGGTGATGGCCGAACAGGCAAAAGGTGCCCAGAAAAACGCCATGAATTCCTGGACGGGAATGACGTCCATGATGGGCGACGTCTGGGACGGATTTGCCCGCGAGGTGATGGCAAAGGGACCGTTTGACAGCCTGAAAAAGAGCCTGAAAGGCTTCCTGGATTATGCCGATGCGGCACAGAAAAGCGGCTTACAGGATAAGCTGGCCACACAGACGGCCTCAGCTCTGAATCAGGGATTTGAGTATGCCAGAGACGCTGCGACCGGCTTTTACCGGGTCATTCAGAAAGTCAGGGAAACGCTTCAGGCACTGCGCGACGCCGGTTATGGCGATGCGCTGGATCGCATTGGTCAGGGTGCGCAGACCGCCGCAAAGTACCTGATGTATATGTATCTCGCCTCCCGTGCGCTGAAGGTGCTCAGGTTTGCGGGGACGGGGGCATTACGTCTCGGCGCAACCCCCTTACGCTATGGCATGGCGATGACCTCCGTGCTGACGTCGCCCTTCCGCAAACCGCAGACCACTGTACCGGGAACGCAGCCCGGACGCGCTGGCCGGTTCCTGAATTTCCTTACCGGGGTAAATCCGGCTGCCGTTCAGCCCGTGCTGGTCACCAACTGGCCTGCGGGTGGCCTGGCCTCAGGTGGCGGGGATGTGGTGGTCAGCGGTGACGGCAAAACCGTGCGCGGCCGTAAAAAACGCGGCCCCGGACGTGGACGGGGTGTCACGACCGTCGTGACTGCCGGTGAGCAACTGGCGGAGAGTGCCGGTAAACAGGGCTTCTTCGGTCGTATGATGAGCCGTGCCGGTGGTCTGCTAACGGCGGCCGGAAACCGCATGGGGCTGGGGCGTTTTGCCGGGCTGTTCCGTGGTGCCGGTCGGCTGGGTGGTGGTGCCCTGTGGGCCGGTGCCATGGCGGCTCCTGTACTGCTGGACAGCAGCGCCAGTGCAGCCGATAAAGCCGGTGCCGTGGGTTCTCTTGCCGGAAGTATCGCCGGTGGCGCGCTGGGGGCGGCTGCTGGTCCGGTCGGGGTTGCCATTGGTTCCACGGTGGGCAGCTATCTCGGTGATTATCTGGGGGGCTGGCTGACGCAGGCCTGGCAGAAACTGCGTGGCGGCAGTGACGAAAACGGCGGACAGGCCACCGCGAAAACCGCCGCACGGGTGGAGCTTGTGGCCCCTGAAGGCTGGCGGGCGCGCAGTATTGATGTGGATGATACCGCACAGCATGGCCTGGATGTGAACGTCTGGAACGGAGGGAACTATGGCCTCTACTGACACGCCGGGGCGTGGCTCCTTTCGTGGCGTACCGTTCCTGGTTTATCAGGAGCAGCGGGAACGGGGCGGACGTAACATTGTGCGCCGTGAATACCCACTGCGTGAAAGCGGCGGTGCGGATGATCTGGGGCCAAAACTCCCGGAGTTCACATTCACGGTTCTAGTGACCGGAGACGATCTTCAGACACAGCGAAGCCGCCTGCGTGATGCGCTGCGTGCACCCGGTGCCGGTGAACTGATGCACCCGGATTACGGCACGTTAAACGTGCTGATAAACAGCTTTGAAACAGCCGCCGCTGGCAGTATTTTGTCCGCAGAAACAATATCCCCGATCCGGTTTTTGTTCCGGGTGGCCGCCGCGTGGAGGTGATCAGTGAGCAGCAGGATTGAACTGTATATCGGCGGCAGTATTTTTTCCGGCTGGCTGACGGTCAGCGTCCGTCGCTCGCTGGAGCATCTGGCCGGGTCGTTTGAACTGGGGCTGATGCTGCCCGGTGAGCGCATCCCCTCAGCCCTGCGGACCGGTCAGTCCCTGACGCTCAGAATTAACGGGCAGACGGTCATCAGTGGCTGGCTGGATCAGGTCAGTCAGCGGATCAGTGCAACCCGTCATCAGATCAGCATCAGCGGTCGGGATAAAACCGGCGACCTGGTGGACTGTGCCGCCATCCATCCCGGCAGCCAGTGGCGCAACCGGACGCTGGCACAGATTGCCGCAGATTTATGTGCGCCCTTCGGGATAGCCGTGCGCTGGCAGGTTAACGACGACACGGCTGCACGCCCCTTCAGCTCTTTTACGCTGGAAAACTCAGAAACCGTGGCGGATGCGCTGACCCGTGCTGCCCGGCATCGCGGGGTGCTGGTGACCAGTAATGCTGACGGCGATCTGGTGTTCACCCAGGCAGGAAGCCAGCAGACGGACAGACTGGTGCTGGGAGATAACCTGCTTGATGCCGATTACAACACGGACTGGCGAGGACGATACAGCGAATACCGTGTCCGGGGACACGGGCGCGGTGGTGGCAAACGGGGAGACAGCGAATCCGCCGCCCGTCTGGCAGCACCTGTGGGCGTCATCAGTGATGAGCAGATCGGCCGCTACCGGCCGAAAATCATCCTCGCCGATCAACAGACAGACACCACCGGTGCACGGCAGCGTGCCCTGCGTGAAATGCGCCGTGCGATTGCCCGTTCAGAACGGTTTTCTGCCACCGTGCGTGGCTGGTTCCGGGATGATGGCCGGTTATGGGATGTCAATCTGCTGACCGGTGTTTCAGCCCTGCGTTTCGGTATAGAACAGACTGAACTGCTGGTCTGTCAGGTGGAGTTTTTACTTGATGAACATAACGGGGAAGTCACCCGGCTGGTACTGGCACCGCGTGACGGCTTTA